CCGCCGCATTTGCGGCCGCTCGACAACAATCCACCGTCGCGGCATTAAACGAATTTGTGGACTACAAAGAAACGTCGCACAAACCCGACGATTTGCAATTGGTCCAATCACGCGAATTTATGGCGTTGGAAATGGCGCGACTTGCAAATATTCCGCCATACCTAGTTGGCGTATCCGTACCCGGCTACACGTACCAAAACGCCGATAGCGCGCGCATGGACCTATACCAATTTGGGGCCAAACCACTTATTGAGGCAATCGAGCAAACGTTGTCTATGAACTCGATCGTGCCGCGTGGCCGGTTTGTGGAATTGGACGTACACGGATATTTAGAGGAAAACGGCATGGCCGAACCCGAAACGGACGATAGCGACGACAACGGAACGGTGGGTGGTGACGCGCTTAACGTCGCTAGTTCGTTGCCACCCACTAACCGCCAACGCGTAGTAAAGTAGGCAAACATGATTAGGTTTACAGCGTCCCCAATTCAGATCACCGCCGCCGAAGGCGAAGGCAAACGCGAAATTATGGGCGTTGCCGCACCATACAACGTCGAGGCCGTGGTATCAGACGGAACGGCCGTAAAGTTTTTGCCGGGTTCGCTACCGGTGGACGGACCGGCCCCAAAACTTATTCAGGATCACGATTTAACCCGCGCTATTGGTGTTGTTACTGAGCGTGTCGAGGACGAAAACGGCGTGTATTTCACGGCCCGCGTATCAAAAACCCAAGCCGGTGATGAGGCATTAGAACTAGCCAAAGACGGCGTATTGGACGCGGTAAGCGTTGGCGCGGAACCTATCGACGCGGAAATAAACGAAAACGGCGTGTTGGTTGTTGCGTCCGCTAGGTGGGTGGAACTATCGTTGGTTCCGTTGGGTGCATTCCCCCAAGCAAGAGTTACACAAGTAGCGGCGGCACAAGAAAAGGAAAAACAAACCATGGCCGAAATCAAGACAACCCCAACCGTTGAGAACGTCGAGGCCGCACCGGCACCGGCACCAACCGCACCCGTTTGGGCCGCCGCTAAGAGCGAGCGCGAATTTGCAATGCCAACCGCGAGCGAATATTTGGCCGCGTATCACGTTGGTGGCCAGACGTGGGCAAACGTCAATGCCGCTTACAAACAGAACGTTGCAAAAAAGCAGACTGCAATTCAGGCCGCGCTTGCGCAAGATCTCACCACCGACACGCCGGGCTTGTTGCCAACCCCCGTACTTGGCCCGGTGTTCGTCGGCAAAAACTACGTTGCCCCATTCCTTACGGAAGTAGGCACCCGCGCAATGCCAAACGGAAACGGAAAATCGTTTATCCGTCCAACCTTTACGCAATACACCGCTAGCGGTGTGCAAACCGAAGGCTTGGCAGTCACAAGCCAAAAGGCCACCATTGCGTCCAATTCGGTAACGCGCCAGACCGTTGCCGGTGGCGTGTTTATCTCGCAACAGGACATCGACTTTACGGACCCGGCCGCGTTGTCCGCCATTTTGGACGATCTCGCCGGCGAGTATCTGATTAAGGCCGACGATATCGCGGTGGACGCTTGCGTGTCCGGCTCGACAAACCTTGGCCAATGGGACGGAACCCCCGAGGACTTTATTTTGTTCCTTTACGGTGCCGCTCGCGACATCTCAAACGGAACAAACTTGTTCCCAACCCATATCGTTATGGGCGTGGACACGTGGGCCAAGGTTGGTTCGTTGGTAGACGATGACAAGCGTCCGGTGTTCCCGGCAATTGGCGCAACCAACTTGTTGGGCACCAACACCATGGGCGCGGGTGACGTGACCAATTGGTCCACCACCAACCCGTTGGGTTTGCGCACCATTGTGGATAGCAACGTGGCCGCCAAAACTATGGTGGTGTTCCACGGTCCGGGCATGGAAATTTACCAAAATATCCGTGGCATTATGACCGTTGAGGATCCAGAGTTGTTGGGCCGTAACTTTACTTACTACGGCTACCTTGCAACGTTTATCCCCAAGGCAACCTTGTTGCAAAAAATCACTTGGGCCTAATCGGTAGGGCCGGTGCATGGCCACCTATTCGATTATCTCAAAACAACTAACCGCCAACTATGGGGTTGTTGCCACACTCACGGCTAACGAAATCGTTACCGGGCAACAATTCACAATTAGCGGGCTAGCGGGTTTTAACGGAACGTACGTTGCGGTAGATCTACCGCAATACGAATTTACGGGCGTAAACACCGCCGGGGATTTGCAATATAACCCGGCGGTGCTACTGCCCAACCAAGTGTTGTTCGCGCTCACCGGCAACGATATCGAGCGCACCACCGCAACCGGCACAATTACCTACGCGCTTACTTGCACGTGGATAACAAAAGCGGACGTTGAGGATTGGTTAGGGTTCACCGTTACTACCCCGTCAAGTGATGATGACCTACTGACCATTTGCGTAGCGGCCGCAAACGCTTATGCCTACCGCAAACGCCAAGAGGCCGGCTATTTTGACGCGTCCCTATCCACGGTGCCAAGCCAAGACGTACGCCTAGGCACCATTATGTACGGCGGCGCGCTCTACCGCGAACGTGGATCTATTGACCAATACGCGAGTTTTGACCCGTTGGCCACCGGGACACCCACCGGCGGCAGTATGGGCCAAATCATGCGGCTATTAGGGGTTAATCGTCCGGCGGTGGCCTAATGACCGCCACCGTAAACGCATTTAAGTTGGGTTACGACAACGTAGTAGATCGACTCCAAGCCATTACCGGGCTAAAAGTGTTTGACGATCCACGCAACCTAAACCCGCCATGCGCGCTAGTGGACGCACCCATCATACGCATGAACAGCAACCTAGTTTTTGACATGACGTTTAGCGTAAAAATCATTGGCACCGGCCCGGGCGATTACCAATGTTTAGCCAAACTATTGGAATTGGCCGATTTGGTACGCCGCGCACAAATCGGTTTAACGGACGTAAGGCCAACCGTTACCACGATTGGCACCCAAGAATACGCAAGTTACGAACTCACCATAGGGGCTAAAATTGGGCCATGAGTACGTATCGAGTAACCCACGCATTTGCCGACAAACAACCCGGGGACCTAATCCCGGCCGCCGACATAGGCATAAAAGATTTTTATTACTTGTTGGAAATCGGCGCAATTGTCCCCAATGGTGACGTGCAACCGGCCCCAAAACGTGCTAAAAAAGTAACAACGAAAAGCGAGGACTAACTTATGGCAATGCCACAGACTGTTTACTATTCCGCACCCGAGGTAAAGATTGGTGCCGCGTCTGGATCGTCGGTTGATCTCACCGAGTTTGCCAAGAGTGCCGTACTGACACGTCAAGCCGACGCTTTGGAGAGTTCGAGCATGGCGAGCCGTGACCGGTTCTATCAGGCCGGCATGAATAGCAACCAATTTGTTGTTACGTTTAATCAGTCCTACGAAAGTAGCGAAGTGTACGCCACGCTTGCGCCACTTGTGGGTACGCAATGCTACGTTGAGTGCACACCCGTGGACGGCACCGGCGTTAGCGCGACAAACCCCAAGTTTTCGCTCACCAACACCTATTTGGAGGCCATGGACGTGTTGGCCGCCAACCTTGGCGAATTGGGCGAAGTCCAATTGACGTTTACCGGTGGCACCTACGCCGCCGCAACTAGTTAATAGCCAACAATTAGGATCGGCGCGACGTGATTATTAAATGGCAAATACCCATTAAGGGAACCACTACGGAAGTAGAAACCCGTTTTATTGACGTACTCAATTGGGAACGGCACACCAAACGATCCATGCAACAACTATCTACGGACCTACGGGCCGTGGACATGGTGGTGCTTACGTGGTACGCGTTGCAACGCACCAAAAACGAACACGCCAATTTGTCGTTAGCCGATTATGAGGCCGCACTAGACGGACCACCTACACCGGTAGATAGCGGGCCGGTAAACCCTACGGTGGCGGCTACCGCCGCCGATTAGCCGAAATATTGGTGGCAACCGGGTGGTGGCCGCCAAACGTCGAATTTGACGAATACGACATGGCTACCGTGGTAAGTGTGATTACCGAACAAAACCGCCAAATGGAACGGGCAAGCCGTGGCCGTTGATCTCGAAGTAGGCGTGGTAGGTGTCAAACAAGCCTTAAAAGACCTAAACAAAATTGCGCCAACGATACGCCGCCAAATCACCAAGGATTACGCGCAAATCGTGGAACCCATGATAAAGACCGCGCACCAAGCCATACCCCAAATAGCACCCGTTACCGGTATGGACCGTACCGGGTGGAAAACGAAAAGCGGCCTACAAATCTTGCCACCGGGCGGTTGGAACGGCACCGCCGCCACCAAATCATTAAAACCACGCATTAACACGCGGCGTATTAAAGAGTTCCGAGGCAACAAGGAAAACGTGGGCACGTTTGGCGTGACGTGGCGCGGGTTTGCCAACACCGTGTTTGATATGGCCGGCCGTAAATCGTCTGGCAACCGGGACGTGTTTAGCCGCATGGGTTCGCATGGCCGCATGGTTGGCGCGGTAGGTGGCCCACAACTGTTAGCGATATTGCAAGGCCGGTACGGCAACGCGTCACGCACCGTATGGCCAAGTTACGAACGGAACCAAACCGAAATTGACAACGAAATGCAAAAATTGGTGGACGAAGTAATGCGGCTAGTAAATAGTAATCTGTCTAAACCAACTAGCGTTGGTGGTTAGCCATGGCCGTATCACTACCTATCGTCTCAGAATTTGACAACACGGGAATAAAATCCGCAATTCAGGAATTTAAGCAACTCGAAGGAGCGGGGGCCAAAGCCCAATTTGCGTTAAAAAAAGCGGCAGTACCGGCCACCGCCGCGTTGGGTGCATTGGCCGTAGGCCTTGGATCCGCCACAAAAGCGGCCATTGAGGACGCGGCCGCGCAAGAAAAATTAGCGGGTGTGCTACGTCGAGCCGGTAACGCAACCGAGGACGAAATAGCCGCTACCGAGGAATTTATTAGCGCACAGTCACGTTTAACGGCCGTTACAGATGATGACCTACGGCCCGCGTTGGCCACGTTGGTAAACGCCACCGGATCGGCCACCTATGCCCAAGAGTTACTAAGTAAAAGCCAAGACATTGCCATAGCAACCGGCAAGGATTTAGACACCGTGGTGCAAGCCATGGCAAAAGGCGTAAACGGCCAAACGGCCGCGCTCTACAAACTTGACCCGGCATTGCGCACCACCGTAGGCGTGGGTGCCGAATTTGAGGACGTGCTAGCCGGCCTAAATATCCACCAAGGATCCGCCGCCGAGGCCGCGCTTACTACTGAGGGCAAAATGAAAAACCTTAGTATCCAATTTGGTGAGGCAAAAGAGAGCATTGGCGCGGCACTCATTCCGGCCGTAGAAACGTTGTTGGGGCTACTTATTCCGTTGGCCAATTGGGCGCAAGAAAATAGCAAAGTATTTTTAATCGTTGCCGGTGTTATCGGTGGTGTGGCGGCGGCCGTACTTGCCGCCAACGCCGCCATGAAGGTATATCAGGCAACGCTAGTAATTGTTAAGGCCGCGCAATTTGCGTTAAACCTTGTTATGGCCGCCAACCCCATAACGTTGGTGGTGTTGGCCATTGGCGCGTTAGTAGCCGCGTTTGTGTTGGCGTACCAAAAATCCGAAACGTTTAGGGACGCGGTAAACGGCTTATTTGGGGCCATTAAAACCGGTGTGGTTGCGTCCGTCGAATTTATTAAAGGCTATTTGGAAACCGTTATGGGTTTTTACAAATCCATTTTTAACGGCATAGCAACCCTATGGAATAACACGATTGGCAAATTATCGTTCACGGTGCCGTCGTGGGTGCCCGGGTTTGGCGGTAAAGGGTTTAGCGTCCCCAAAATTCCTATGTTGGCCGAGGGTGGCATTGTCACCGGGCCTACGTTGGCCATGATCGGGGAAAAAGGCCCCGAGGCCGTAGTACCGCTTAACCGTGGCAATATCGGCGGCAATATCACCGTAAACGTTTACTCAACGTTGGCGGACGCAACATTGCCCGACAAATTGGTAAACGCATTGCGCCAATACAACCGGCGTAGCGGCGTGATCGACATACGGGTGGCGTAAATGCCGGGCGTAGTAGCGTCCGCCGGGGATTACACGGTCCTATTGGACACCGGTTGGGATAGTAATTCGTTCCGCTTAGATGACACCGAAAAAGGCGTATTAAACAATACGGAATTTACGTTGGGGCCAAACGTCGAATTTGCCGATATCACGGACTACGTATTGGGCGTTACCTACCGGCGTGGCCGCCAACAACCATTCGACCAATTCGGCGCGGGCACCATGTCATTTAGTCTTAACGACACGTTGGCCGGCGGCATACTCAACCCATACGACGAAAACAGCCCCTATTACGATCCGGCTAGCAACGTGCCCGGTTTGGCACCAATGCGCCGCGTAAAACTATTACGCGAAAACACCGAACTATTTAACGGCGTAGTAGAAAGTTACGATTACCAATACAACCTAGACCGGCAAAACATTGTGGCCGTAAATTGTGTGGACGATTTTTGGTTG